TTAAAATAGACTCTACGAGGTTAAAACCATCATGTTTTAATCTTTCCCTTGTTTGGCCAAAGCCTCTCACATGTCTGTATAAGACATTTGAGGTTTTGGGGCCTCTCATTCACCATTAATAATCTTTTCCATTACATCTTTTTGTATGGATTTAGAGAACCATAATTGCATTCCTTTTGGAGTCAATGATGATTCAACTGTTGCAGATCCATAATAGATCTCTTCAGTTTTATTAATGTTGGAGAAACCAACTTCTAAACTTTTTCCTATAGTTAGGAGCTTATCATATTTTTGACGCTCTTTACTAAAGATTTTATCAACATCAATAACATTAAGATCTGAAGTAAGTTCAGAAATTTCTTCTGAACCTTTTCATTTCTTTGTTCTTGTTTTGATATCTTCTATATAGTTATAAAGTCCAACAAAAGTGGGATAATATATTAAATTATTCCTATTTTGTTCATCATAACTTTCGATTATTTTCGTTTGTCATGATGAGACTTTACCTATATTGGAACTTAGTAGTTTACCTAACCCAGTACTCAAGATCTTCTTGATTTCAAGAAGACTATCTTCAGTACTTGGTATCATATAATGTTCACTAGTAATATTTCTAGTGAAGATTTGTCTGATACTTTGGTCATTTGAATAACCAAAGGTTATATCTAGTAAACTACTAAATGTTTTAAGTTTATTTATTGTATAAGATAATCTTCTTACCGGAAATTTTTTCTTTTTTCCCTCAAGAAGATATATATCTTTATACAATAAAGCAAGGGAATCCACTAAACTGAATTTAGAAAGATAAGGTTTAAAACATATTTTATAATGAGAATATAGTATACAGAATACTATATTAACATTTTTAAAATTATGTAAAATCCCTCTAACTGGTATTCCAGTTATCTCTCTATTACATTTAATTCATCTTTTGGCAAATTCATATGTATCTTTTGATACATGTGTCTTTGTTAAAGATATTTTAACACCCATACCATTAATTATTTTTATATAATTCTTGGCTACTTGGTCATGTTTAATCACAATATCATCACCTAAGATGATATACTGATTAAAATTTTCTATATTTGCTAATTTAGCAGCATAGAAAACTACCAAGTGATGGGCTAATGTAAAACAGATTCAAGACGAATAAGTTCCCATTGGTTGACCAACTTCATATTTTATGGAGTTGCCATCCTTTGTTTGGAAACTTATGGTCTCGAGAATTTTATTTCAAGAAAATGCATATTTATGATTAATCATATATGCAAGTAATCTTGCTTGTAAAATTCTAGGGAATCTATCCGTTGCTGAACTTAAATCCAAAGATCAAAATTGATGTTCATTTGAATCTCATTTATGGTAAGGATTCTGAGTAAAAGTTCTATCACATTCCTTTAGGTTTCTTATAACCTTAAAGCAATTCTGATGTAACTTTCTTAAGGCCAATTGTGTATAGTAATCAACTATAGCAATTAATCTTAATTTACCTTCAGGATCCTTAATCACTTCAATTTTTCCTAAATTGTTATGTTTAGGTTTAAATTTGTGGTGATTTTCCATAAAATAGGAAAATGATTTAGAAATAAAATCAACACCTTCTATAGAAAGTACATTAAATAATCTTTGTAGACTCATGTAATTATAATTACAAAAGTTTACTAAAGCACTATTAGATGCCTTTCCTTGAGGTCCACCTTTTTGAGATAAATAAATATCTTTTAAGGTGAACTTCATTGATTCTTCATTAATTTGTAGATTATATTTTTCCACAAATTCTTTGATAGAACCAGAAGGTATGATATAATTTCTTAATTGTTTAGAAGTTATTGATGAGTAATCAAGGTTTTTCATTTTCTTTTTCATTTCATATTTATTTAGATCTAAAGATCTATTAAATATTAATAATGTTAAGACATATGATAAACCCTCATTACTATCAATCCTCTTCTTCAAATGTAAGAGTCTTTTTGGTCATCCATCAACTGTGGCAATCCCAAAATTGTTTACAATTAAAGGATTACCACAGATATATCTTGTACATATTAAACGCATGTTTTTCATGTATTTAATCGCACCAGATATATTGTGATGTTTTATTAAATGTGCATATAATTTATACATTTTAATAAAATCACTTTGATGGAATGTGTTTGGGAAAAATATAAAACATAATCTTTTGATTATTTTTATATAATTTCTTAACATATTTTGATTTAATAGTTGCGGATGTTCACTCGAGTATTTAGCTCGCAGTCCTACCGTCTAACTGTTTATAGAGAAGTTTAACTCTGAAACTGCAACCCCTTTCGGGACAGTTTCAAAACCAAGGAGAAAGGATTTTAGACCTTTCTTTCAATTAGATTACCATAAAATTATATATGGTAATGGCCCTTGGGCCCATTAAGTCTGTATTAATT